CCCCGCAACGTTGCGGACAAGCGCAACGCCGTTAAGTTACAGCGGATGATAAGAAAACAGAGCATTCTTCGGGGCATTTTAGGCCGACCCCTAGGTCCTGGTCAGAGACCGATTTAGTTACTACCCTACCCACACCGCTCTATAATGTGGGCAAGGGCTATGTATTTGGTACAATGTATCTATGTGTACCGGGGAAGCGTCGAACTGTTGAGAGGCTGATAACCAGTCCGAGAACCCGACCGCGGAGACCAATCCGTAGTCATGAACACTTCTTACGAGCACTCAACCTAACAGGGAGCACTTATGTCTGAAGTTCACCTTGTAGCGTGACATAACACCGCTCACCCAGCGCTCCCGAGATGAGCACTGGTCACTCATTATGTCAATTTGAGTGAGTTTGGCCAGACTTTTCTTTGTCTGTCAGTACGGGTTCCCAATCCGACTGAAGCGGGAAGACTTACCGCTGCGGACGCATGTTTTAACCGGGGACAACGGTCTTTATCAGGCCACATGCAAAGGATAAAGACGCCTGGCGCGTAGCACAGGTCTTTGGATCGACAAGTCCGACACTGACCATTCTTTGATGTGCTCGGACCTGTACCGATTGATGCTTGACACTGACCATTCTTTGAAGTGATCAAGCGGGCTCAATGCTGACCATTCTCTGAAGCAATTGAGCTGAATTTGACTTGATGTTGTAGCAATGACCATTCTATGAAGTGCCTACTTAGCACTGACCATTCTATGAGGTGCCTAATTTTGCTGCAAAGCAGTGTATTTAGCGCTCAGCCTGACTCTGCTTGGTCTGGTTACCCAAGTGATCGCCTTCTGAGTCTCCGAAGAGATTTTGTTCGCTTACCACCACCAATTTGTCTGAACTGGCATTGCAGCGGATGGAGTAGTTGCTGGTCTTAATTCTAATTGAATTTCGTAATAATGTCTTGGTTGCATGAGAAGTCTTATCTTGTTAAATCTACTGAACTCGGAGTATTGATATGAACTTTGTATGTATGCAAGTGATTGTCCTGTCGAATTGTGTTCTGACTTACGCTTATCAACATATGAAGCATTTGCGTCAACTCGAATTGTCTGTGGATTCTGCACGGAGAGTGGCCTTCGTGATGTGAATGCAAACATGGTATACCAATCACCGGCCGACTTTGAGTTCAATATTTTAAGGAAAACTGGATCATGTTCATATGCCAACCGTGCAGCGGTAGTGGATGACATGTGGAGAGAAAGTACGCGATTCGTGTCGTTTTGATTCACTATGATGTTGAGATAATTCAACTGATCTGATTCAATATTGTACAGCAGGTTTCCAAAGAAATCGCATAAATCATGATAAGTCATAACCTGATCTTGCTTCATGGTGTATGTGGGCGTCTCATCGAAGTCATAAAATGAAGAGAATAAGTAATCTTCGCCCCAGCGGTCTAAATGGATCGATAACGAGATCTCATGGGACAAATACTGTTCATACTCTTCCGTTACGTTATCTAGTTGGACGGTGAGTATTTCTATGTCAGCACGCAATCGCTCAATCTCCTGCTGAAGCTCACTTGCACGACTACTCAAAAATTTGGAGCTAAGCCGATGACATAGGAGAGAGCGTTCTGAGTTGCGATGACGTTGTCAACTGAGAAGACATAGTTATCATTCTCAGTCCTCAGGTAAGAAGCGATGAGAGGACTGAGAATCTGATTGACAACACCACCTGCAACTGAAATCAAGTTGCGTGCGAATGCAAACGCCAGATTCTGACCGACTTCGACGACTCTGTTGAAAGCGGAACGTGGAACAGACATTGTAGTTTGATTAGACTCATTACTGTGCGTGAAAGATGCTGTTGCTGTGGCAGTGATTGGAGGAGTAGACTGTCCTGACAGCGGGTTGCGCAATGTGAAAACAGCATCAACAACTAAGTACCCGATTGGTCCTGCGGTGACTGAAGAAGAGAGGACCAGCCACAATGGGATATCATCTGCGGAGACTTCATATAGCGGAAATTGATTGGCTCTCAAGTTTCTACCCAATGCTACGTTAGAAGAATGATGGTCCCAAATAGTAGAAACGAAGCCTCCGTTTGTCGCGGCAAGTGAACGAGATAGGTTCACATATGTATCAGTTGAAGAGGGTAGTCTGACTCCGGCGAAGACTGTACCAAACGCAACGCTTCCTGAAGTTGATGTGCCTACCATAGGCTCCCATTTAACTGAGATGGACAGCGGGCGGTGACTGCTGTATGTGGATGCGAGAACGGCAGTTCTGGTACCGGCCCACTTCGTAGGAGTAATTGGGAGCATGAAGGAAGCGCCTTCGGCCTGAGCCTCAATTGCAAATATTTCGCGACATCTGAGTGTGGCTGCCCCGGATGAATCAGTTTTTATGGATGATGAACTTTGGAACGTGGCTGTGAAAGCAGCTGGAATACGCCAACGTCTGATTCTACGGGGTCTTTGTGTCTTCTTAGTTGGTTTGTTCTGTGATTTAGTCTGTTTTTCCTTGGGATTGGAACGAGTTTTTCTTGTACGACGTCTAGATGACATTTCTTTTGCTTAACCTACGCGTTGAGTTAAGCACGGTTTGGCGCGACCAAACCGTCGGTGTATGTGTCGTACTCGGGCATGTCGATATAAAAGTTATTCCACCAATCCTTTTCGAATTCATGTTCTATGTTAACTTGCATTTCAGGTGAGATTCCATACATTTCGTAATAATCCATTCTGGCTTCTTGACTGATGACCGGTTTTTCCCAACGCAACAGATGCTTATTTTCTTCGTAAATTCTCAAATCCCACCAATCCATATTCTGAAACTTAGGTGACGCTTTAATATGGTGAATAACGTTCCAAGCAAATATTGAAGTTATGGGGCAATTTGGAGCTTCTGCCAGTAAGCTCATGCACTTTGCTTTGAATAACTGTAAGCGTGTCTTCTTCTTGCATCTGAAATACTTTTTCTTCTCACACCAACCCAATCTGTTCAATCTCTCTGGTGATATCAAACATGTGCCGTCCCGTGAAAACCTCATGCCGCAAAAACTGAGCTCGTTCGGATCAGTTGTGTATTCAAGCTTGATAGTGAATCCAAGATCAGCGTAATGCTGTTTGGTTATTGTCGTGTCGGAGACTCCGAAAAAGCCATCGTCTCCTTCAACTATGCCGTCAAACTTGACTCCATTCAACTTGGCAAGAAAAGTCATGATTACTAAATTGATGAAGCCGTTTCCGCTGCTGGTCCACATTTCACCGGACTTCCTATTTCCCACTAATCCTAATTCGTGGAATGTACTGTGTATATAAGGTTCAATTCGTTTCAATTTTCGGTTTCGAATGAGCATGTATGCTAAGTGCGGGTAAGCTTCATAGATGAGTGGGTCATATGTAAGAAGGATCAATTCCAAGATGCGTGGATGATACTTGAAATAATGCCTGAATAAAGTCTCTTCAATGGCATGCTGGATTGATCGTGATTGTGACCCTTCAAAAGATGAGTAATCTGTTTCCATGACCACGGGGAAAACGCCATGAATTTCTTTCATGCGTTTAATTTTCCAATTTGTGTCCTTTCCCTTAACGAAAAAATCTGAAAAATGGCCATAAAATAGTTCATGGTCGAAAGCGTGAATGTATGGACCTATTAATGCTTTGAATAAATCATTCCTAGATATAATTAAACGCGCATGCTTTCGTTCTGTGTAAAACTCCTCTTTCATGAACATGTTACATTGCCTGAGTAATTTCTTGTCCCATTGTTGGCCATTAGCGAGCAGGTAATCATTGCGCAATTTCCGAAGTTCATCTTTCCTTTTCATTGTATAAGAATTCTCCTTCTCCCACAACTGGATCAAAGGCTCTTCAGGTGCATTTAACGGTAGAGGTTCGATATACGGAAGAAAATGTTCTTCTACGAAGTCTTTGATATCGGATACTAAAAGTGGTGAAGGTGGAGTCTGCTCGTGGATAAGTCTTTTGATAATACCATTGGTTTCGTTTTGCTGTGTCTTTGCTGGTGAGAAAGGTATGTGTGAGAGATTAATTGGACCAATTTGTATAGCAACTAATTGTCGATTACTTAAGTCAAATTCTTCTGTGTAAAATTTATTATCAGTTAAAGTGTATCTTAATGGACATCTTGTTCTGGGTAATTTAACGTCAGATGAATCATATCCTTCGATACGCAGTCCTAGATCGTTCTCGGTGCGATGTCGGAGCGTGCTGCAAAATTTTGAAAATCAATACGCGTCCGACCAAAAACTGTGCGAGAACGTATGCCGATTGTCCAGAGGACCGCACCTACTGCTGTTCCCCAAGTTGCGTCTGCGCCAATGTTGGCGGTCTGAGACTTGTTGAGCCTGATGTAGTAGGTATCGAACATTTCAGTAGGAGTCTTCCCAATATGACCCAAAGTACGAACGGCGTCTTGAGCATCGTAAACATTGACTGGAAGAAGTGGAAGACCGAGAGGACTGACATTATAAGTACACCAAGAGCGAAGTGGCCCTTGTAAAACGAGAGTGTCGTATTCGACGAATGATTCGAATCCGGATCCGGGAGGCATTGCTGGCAAAAATGGTATATTGATTCTTCCTCCGTTGTACTCGGCAATCCTTGTAAGTTGGTGGTTTGTAACGCTTCCGTCAGGGTTGGTGACAGGGACTGGGTTATACTTTGGGTAAGCTGAGGGTCTATTATCTTCAGTGAAACGAGTAAGGAAGTAATTGGAGTGAAGCGGAACACGCAACGTGTAATTGGAGTTGCCCATCCACCTGAATCTAAACCGAGATTTCTTGAGACTGAATTCCGGAATAAGTCTAAGCGCTGTTTGACGGTATTGTTCAACCAGACGAAAAAATTTATAAACGCCATATATTCCCATTGCAACGGTGGCGCCTGAAATGAGTGACATGAGAGTGGCAATACCGTAACCGAATTTGAGGCCAAGAACCGTCATGCATCTGATGAAAGCAATGACATATTTCATGTGTGTGACGAGACCGACTGAGATAATGTTGGCTAAGAGATGTGCTCCGAATGTCCTGATACGTGGATTGACACCGGAACAAAAGGCATCAATGATATCATAAGCTCTGTCGACGTCATATGTGTATTTGGCAATAACGGCTTGGGCTGTTAGCTTGACTGTCTTCTTAAAAACTGAATCCTGATTCGAAATGTAAACCGCCTGTGGGATCAAGCGGGAGTGCGATATTATGAAATTGTTAGTCGCCTGAATAGTAGCACGACCAAACTGAGATGCACTACTTGCTATACTGGATGAAATGCTTCGTAAC